GTTAACAACCTGTGCCTAACGGCAAGTAAACAATACCGCGCTCCGAAAGGGGCGCTTTTTTAATGGCAGCAAAGCAGGAATCTTCCTACTTTGTTTATCCCACTAATGCACAAGAAAAAGACCAAGCTTATGCAGTCTTTCACTTTGCTAAAGAAAACAATATAACCCGCCCTCAATATATTGATGCAGACGGAACTGTCTGGCGTTGGGATAACAAAGGTGGAGGCAAACATGATGGTCACCGCCTCATACGCACAACTATTAAAGCAGCTCGAAATGCACGTGACCGTGCTCGTCGGGTTGACCTCTCACTTACAAAAGACGATTTTGAACAAGCCTGGCCCGGTCGTGGTGCTGAACTCTTCAATGCTGAACAGCAGCGGTTGCAGGCTCTTTACGACAGCAGACCAGATGGCAGTGATGTCGATCACTACTGGTCTCTGAATTCTGGTGGCTTTCACGTTTCCAATAACCTACGCCACCATCCCTCTGAGCAAAACAGATCTGAAGGCGATAGAGGTGCACCTCATCCTTTAGAGCAAGCGGCATACATGCTTGCTGAGACAAAAGCAGATCAAGTTCGGATGCAGGGGCCACACATGTCACCTGGTTCTTCAACCAGTTTGACTTTCCAGAATGGCCGAGCAATTCTCAACTACATATCTGATCGAACCAATGCTATTCAAAATGGTATTGATTTATTCATGTTTGGTAAGACTGGAGAAGAGACAGTAAATCAGGCTGCTGAGTATGTCCCTGGTTTACGAGCAGACCCTGAAACCGACATCGGCAAACGTGTTGGAGACGCAATAACCAGCGGCGTATCTAATGGCGTAAAAGTTCTGTACGAACGTGGTAAAGCTGCTGTTGACTATAACGGCATATCGTCCATATAAGCCCCTAGAAGCCCGTTGAAATACCACCCCTATACATACACATATGACAGACGTTTTAACGGCCTTACAGGCTGATTTTAAGCTGTTTCTACAAGCTTTGTGGGGACAGCTAGACCTACCAGAACCAACAAAAGCTCAATATGCAATCGCAGAATATCTTCAGTCTGGACCTAAGCGTCTTCAAATTCAAGCTTTCCGTGGAGTGGGAAAAAGCTGGATTACTGGAGCCTTCGTTCTGTGGACGCTTTTCAATAACCCTGAAAAGAAGATCATGATTATCTCGGCCTCTAAAGAGAGAGCCGACAACATGTCTATCTTCCTACAAAAGCTAATTATCGAAACACCTTGGCTTTGTCACTTACAACCTAAGTCCGACGATGCACGTTGGTCACGTATCAGTTTTGATGTCAACTGCTCACCAAGCCAAGCACCTTCCGTTAAATCCGTTGGTATCACTGGACAGTTGACCGGTAGTCGTGCGGATCTAATGATCCTTGACGACATCGAAGTTCCTGGTAACTCAATGACAGAAATGATGAGGGAAAAGCTCCTTCAACTCTGCACAGAGGCTGAATCAATCCTTACTCCAAAGGATGACTCCCGCATCATGTACTTAGGTACACCACAAACCACATTTACTATCTACAAAAAGTTAGCTGAGCGTAACTACAGACCACTCGTGTGGCCTGCACGTGTGCCACGCAAGATGACTAACTACGAAGGCGTTATAGCTCCTGAACTCCAAACTGATATTGATCGTGGAGCTAAACCCTGGGACGTTACAGACCCTGACCGATTCCAAGATGATGACTTACTTGAACGTGAAGCGTCAATGGGACGCTCTAACTTCATGCTTCAGTTCATGCTCGATACGAGCCTTAGCGACGCAGAGAAGTTCCCACTTAAAAACGCTGACCTTATCGTCACTAGCGTTAATCCCACTTCTGCTCCAGACAACATCATCTGGTGCTCAGACCCAAAGAACTGTCTCAAAGAACTCCCCACAATCGGATTACCTGGAGATTATTTCTACTCTCCAATGCAACTCCAGGGGGAATGGGGAGATTACGCTGAAACAATCTGCTCGGTGGACCCGTCGGGCCGTGGCTCGGATGAGACAGTTGCAGCTTTTATCTCCCAACGAAACGGTGTCATGTACTTGCACGAAATGCGTGCTTACCACGACGGATACTCAGACAAAACGTTACTGGACATTCTGAAAGGCTGTCGTAAGTACGACGTAAAGACACTCCTTATTGAATCTAACTTTGGTGACGGTATCGTCGGTGAACTGTTTAAAAAGCATCTTCAACAGACCAAACAATCAATACACGTTGAAGAAACACGTGCCAACGTACGTAAAGAAGACCGCATCATCGACACACTTGAACCTGTACTTAATCAACACCGGCTTGTTGTAGACAAAAAGGTTATTGAGTGGGATTACACCTCTAACCCTGATGCACCTCCTGAACGACGACTCCAATACATGCTCTTCTACCAACTCAGTCGTATGTGTCGTGAGAAGGGTGCAGTACGACATGATGACCGTATTGATGCCTTAAGTCAAGGTGTTAAATACTTCACTGACTCCTTATCTATCTCAGCACAGCAACAGATCATTGATCGTAAACGTGATGAATGGATAGACCTCATATCCAACTGGCAAGACGACCAAGATTGCTTCGCTGACCACCTCGTATTCAACATGAATATGGACCAAAGACGCGAGTCAAGAGGAGACACCAAGAACGGTGTCCCTACCTGGGTTTAGCAACGGTCCCACATGTATACAGGAGGAAGGGTGGACCTCCTGTGATTCGGGGATCTTCGGATCCCTTTATCTAATGAAACTAGACAACATATTGTACCGACTCACATACACACGTATATGAGATCGGGCAATCTTGTGACTCCTTTACTACTGTATGTCCCATCACGTTAAGTACGTCCATTCAACTCCTGATGGTGATGACCTCGTTGCTTACATGGCACGTGTGTCAAATCCATTGAATCAAAACAACACTGAGACCAGTGCTAAGTTGATTAAATATCTCATCAAACATAAACACTGGTCACCCTTTGAAATGGTGAACATGTGTGTTGAGATAGATACTACTCGCAGTATTGCTGCTCAAATCCTTCGTCATCGTAGCTTTAGCTTCCAAGAGTTCTCTCAACGGTATGCAGTAGCTCTCGATAAACCAGGTCCTCTTGCTGTTCGTAGGCAAGATCTTAAGAACCGTCAGAACAGTGTGGATGATATTGATCCTTACACTCAACAAGACTTCCAGATTAAAGCTGATCAGGTTTACGGCTTAGCGTTTGCTTTGTATGAAGACATGCTCACTGCTGGTGTAGCTAAAGAATGTGCACGTGAAGTACTTCCACTCAGTACTCCTACACGTCTGTACATGAATGGAACACTTCGTTCGTGGATTCATTACACAGATCTTCGCTGTGGTGACGGTACACAACTTGAACATAAGTTCATTGCTGATCAATGTCGTGACCTGTTATGTCAATACTTCCCTTTGGTTTCAAAAGCTTTGTCGTCTATTTAACCGGGTTCTTACAGGTTTGTACCTCTAATTGGGGTAATTTTCAGGAATGTACTGCTGTACACCGGTATATACCAGGCTATATCCATGATTCAATCGAATTTGTGCGGTATGAGCCCTATGAACGTGAACAAATCTCTTTGGATAAGTAACTATGGTCGTTTGGTCGGTTGTTTACATGTTGGCTATTTTGTTGATTCTGGTCTGCATCGTCATATGGTGGGTCCTAAATTTTGACGAAATTGTCTGAAGGCTATATCTATACGGTAAGGCAGGCCGCTGACCCCCATGGTCCCCCCTGTTTTGCCACGCTAGATCAGAGATCTAACTGCAATGACTGGGTTTTAGGGGAAAACGCGGGCTAGGCAGGCGCGGTAGTTGGTATTCCCGCGGGTTTTAATCTCACGCGATCTGTCGCGACCTCTTAGCTTTGCTAATCAATCGATCGATGAATGATAAGCAACAATGATGACCACTGCTATCACTAGGCTTTGACCTGGTGCTGTGCCACTGCTGCAACCGACCACCATGTTCAGCCTGTAGTGTCAGACCTCCTCTCTTGTTTGAAGATTGAGTATCTCGACTCTCCCTTTAGGGGGAGGAGAGTCTCGATCCTTCAATCACAAGAGAGAGAGACACACAACCGATGCTTCATCAGTTGTATTTCTTCACACTTGTTGACAGCCTGTGCCATCTGACATAGGTTGACCACATCGAACCTTGACAACCGAATACGACGTTGCGATGCCGAGGACCAGTCAACTGGCCCAGAGCGTAGTCCCGAGAGGTGCTTGACCAGTTGGCCGGCTCGGATATGATCATGACCTGTGCCAAGCTGCACAGGAGGCGGAGCCACACGCCTTGTTTGTTCATGGCTGGCAGACATCCACCGGGGTGCACAGGGTTCGAGTCCCTGACCTGTCATTGCGTCATCAAGGACGCACTTATTGTTTACTTTCATTCATTCATTCATGACATTTAACGCCACCACGTGGATCACCATCAGTCGCACTAGCGATTGTGTTGAGCACATGGTCGTAGACCCTATCCGAGGTTGTGTGCAGGTTGCATACGCCAAAGGAAACATCTACCACTACACCCACGTGTCACGTCGTGCCATCCTTAATCTCTTGGCACAACCAAACATGTCACTAGGTTTCTGGGTTAATCACAACCTGTTGCCTTACAACTGCAAGACACGCATCTGGGGTGATTGCCTCAGCACTGGTGCACTCAAGGCCACTGACATGCCTGTTGCTGTCTGAGTTATAGCTCGCA